GGACGCCGTTGGAAATCACCTTCTGCCCCGTCGGCGCCGATCCCAACGCCCACCCGCGCTCTGAAGCCGTCGAGCACACCCGCTCGCAGCCCCTGCACGGCTCGCCGTGCCAATTCGTCCGGGCCTCCCAGTCCACCACATCCCCACAGGAGCAATCAATGCCCCAAGCCACCACTGCGGCAGGCGCCGCGACCACCGTCGACACCACCGGCACCGCGGGCGCTCCTGACACCGCTGCCGACGACGCCGCCCAACGCGCCGCCGCTGACGCCACGCAGCGCGCTGCCGACATCACCGAGCTGTGCGCCCGCCACCAGCTCGGCCACCTGTCCGCCACCATGATCCGCTCGGGCACCACCCTCGACCAGGCCCGCGCCCAGGTGCTCGACGAGCTGGTGCGCCGCGACAACGCCGCCGGCGGCCACACCAACGTCCGCATCGAGACCGTGCGCGACGAAACGCAAACCCGCATGGCCGGCATGCAGGAAGCCCTCTTCTCCCGCGTCGACGCGAGCGCCAATCTCACCGACAACGGCCGCCTCTACCGCGGCATGACGCTGCTGGAGCTGGGCCGCGACATGCTGGAATCCGCCGGCCAGTCCACCCGCGGCCTGGCCAAGATGGAGCTGGCCACCCGCATGCTGCAGTTCCGCAGCGGCGGCATGCACTCCACCGGCGACTTCAGCTCGCTCATGGCCAACGTCGCCAGCAAGCGCCTGCGCAACAGCTACGAGCAGAACCCCGGCACCTATACCCGCTGGGCCCGCCGCGCGCCCAACGCGCCCGACTTCAAGAGCATGTCCGTCGTGCAACTGTCGGCCATGCCCGACCTGCTGCAGGTCAACGAGCACGGCGAGTTCAAGTACGGCGCGCTCAAGGACGGCGCCGAGACCTACGGCCTGCTCACCTACGGCCGCATGGTGTCGCTCACCCGGCAGTCCATCATCAACGACGACCTGCGCGCCTTCGACCGCCTGGTCGGCGCCTTCGGCGCCAGCGCCGCGCGCCTGGAAAACCGCGTCGTCTACGCCCAGCTCACGGCCAACGCCAACCTGTCGGACAGCGTCGCGCTGTTCCACAGCACCCACGCCAACCTGGGCAGCGGTGGCGGCTCGGCCCTGCAGTTCAGCTCGCTGGCTGCCGGCCGCACCGCCATGCGCCTGCAAAAGGGCCTGGCCGGTGAAGAGCTCAACCTCGCGCCCGCCTCGCTCATCGTGCCCGCCGCGCTCGAGCAAACCGCCTACCAGCTCACCAGCAGCCAGTACACCCCGGCCACCAAGGCCGAGGTCAACGAGTTCCGCATGGGCGGTCGCACCTCGGTCGACCCGATCGTCGAGCCCATCCTCGACGCCTCCAGCGCCACCGCCTGGTACCTGGCCGCCAACAACGCCCAGGTCGACACCGTCGAGTTCTGCTACCTCGACGGCGCCGAGGGCCCCGTCGTCGAGAGCGAGGTCGGCTTCGAGGTCGACGGCATCACCTTCAAGTGCCGCGAAGACTTCGCGGCCAAGGTCATCGACTTCCGCGGCCTCTACAAGTCCGCCGGCGCCTGATCGGCCCACCGCGCAACCGCACCACAGGAGCAGACCAGCATGATCAATTTCGTACAAGAGGGCGAAGTCCTCGACCTCGACCCGGGCGCCACGGTTGCCTCCGGTGTCGGCCACCTCTTCGGCACCGCCCTGTTCGGCGTGGCCGCCGTGCCCGGCGTCAGCGGCACGGCCAGTGCATTCGTCACCAGCGGCATCGTCACCATCGCCAAGACCAGCGCGCTGGCCATCGCGATCGGCGACGTGCTGTATTGGGACGCCACCAACTCGGTCGTCAACAAGACCACCAGCGGCCAGCGCGCCGTGGGCATCGCGGTGGAGGCGGCCGCCAACCCCTCGTCCACCGTCAAGATGCGCATCGGCGTCAACACGCTGGCCGGCACCTGACCTTCAGCCTGACCAGCGCACCGCACGGCCATGAGCTTCGACCAGTCCCTGCAGCGACTTAACGCGGCCATGCGCCGCGTTGCCAACGCGCAGGCAACGCTGGGCGGTGCTCCTGCCACCGTGCAGGTGGTCTACGACAACGGCCACGGCGTCTCGCTCGACACCATGGCCGTGCTGCGCCCGCGCATCGCGCTGGCCCAGGCTGATGCTGCCGGCATCGACGTCGAAAGCGACGTGCAGATCGTCGGCGGCCCGGCCTACACCGTGCAGACCGTCGAGCCCGACGGCGCCGGCTGGGTCGAGCTGTCCCTGAGGCTCGCCGCATGAGCACCGCCCACCTGCAGGCCACCGACGCTGTCATGGCCGCGCTGCGCACGGCGCCCGCGGTGGCCGACAAGATCGCCCGCGGCCGCGCCGTGCCGGCGCAGCTCACCGCCGACACCGCCGCCTTTGTGCGCCTGGCCAGGTCGACGGGCAACAGCCTGGCGCTGGACGGCAGCGCGACCACCTGGCACACCGCCATCGCCATCGAGATCGGCGCCCGCGCCGCTGCTGGCGAGGATGCCCACGAGGCCGTGGACACCGTGCTGCAGGCCGCCTACACGCGCATCTGCGCGACCGAGCCGGCCGGTGGCGCCTGGGAGTGGGCCGAGGCGCCCGAGATCCACTGGCAAATCGACGAGGCCGACTCGACGGTCGGGCTCGTCACCCTTGTTCTTCCGATCACGCACATCACGGGGTCGAACCTGACGCCGTTCAACACCTGAACCCAGGAGCAAACAGCCATGTCCTACTACTCAATCGTTGGCGCCCACTGCTACGTCAGCACGGGACTGGAGGCGGCCAAGGCCATCTCGAACATCACCAATGCCTCGCCGCCTGTGGTCACCGCCACGTCGCACGGCTATGCGAACAACGACGAGGTGCTGCTGCGCGTGGACTGGGAGGACTTCAACTACGCGATCTTCCGCGTGTCCTCGGTGGCCACCAACAGCTACGAGCTGACCGGTTACGACTCCAGCGACACCGACTTCTACCCGGCCGGCTCGGACACCGGCAACGGCTACGAGATCACCGCCTGGACCGAGATCGGCCAGGTGCTGGGCATCACCTCGTCGGGCGGCGACGCCAAGTTCGAGGATCTCGAGCCCTACGACAAGCGCAACGGCATCCGCATCCCCACCGGCTTCAGTCCGGCGTCGCTCGAGTTCACGCTCGGCTACGACTCGGCGCTGACCGCCCAGGTGTCGATGCTCACCGCCTCGCGCGTGCTGGCCAAGAAGGCGTTCAAGTTCGTGCTGCCCGGCCCGGCCTACGCCTACTGCTACGGCACGGTGTCGGCCTCGGCGCTGCCCACCTTCGACCGCATCCTGAAGCGCAAGGTCTCGATCTCGATCGACGGCCTGTTCACCAGCTTCGTCTGAGCCCATGCGCTACAAGCTCACGGTCTCGGACTCCGTCGCCTTCGATGTCAAGTTCGGCTTGAACGAAGGCGGCGAGGAGCGCCCCTTCGGCTTCCGGGTGCAGGCCAAGCGCGCCAAGCAACCGGAGGCCGGCGACGGCACCACGGTGGGCAAGTTCCTCACCGACTCGGCGGCGGTCTCGATGCAGTCGTGGATCGGCGACTCGCCGCTCATCGACGAGGACAGCGGGCAGCCGATCGCCGCGGGCGCGGGCGCACTCGCTGCGCTCTATGAGCTGTTGCCGAACATGCCAGGCCTGGTGCTCAGCGCGTACCTCGAGGCGACAAACGCGAAGGCCAAGTTGGGAAACTGACCCTGCTGGCCGAGCTGCTTGCGGCCGGCGCGTTCAACGACGGAGAGTCTGAGGATGGGCCGCAGCAGCACGACACCGAGACAGCACCGGACGGCAGGCCCGACAAGCAGGGCGCCTGGGAGCGCATCGCCGCGATGCAGGCCAGACAGAAGGCCGCGCAGGGTCCGGCGGTCTTCGAGTTGTGGCCGGAGCACGTCGCTGCGCTGCGCCTGTTTCGCGCCGTCGAGACGCAGTTCTGCTGGGCCGACGGGCAGCCGACCGGGCTGGACTATGTCCGCGTGCGTGCCGCGCCAGCGTTCCGGCGGCTCGCGCGCAGCGAGCGCGAGGACGTGTTCGAGGACGTGTGCGTCATGGAGCGCGCCTGGATCCGCAAGACCCTGGCGCTCGCCGTCGAACGTCGAAGGGAAGCCCGACCGCAGGGGTGAGGGATGACCACCGAGATCAAGGCCAAACTGACGCTGGACGGTGTCCAGCAGGTCCAGACCGGACTGCAGGCGACTGCGGCCGGCATGGACAAGCTCGGCCAGGCGTCCGGCCGGGCCAACCAGCAGACGGCCCAGGTCAGCGCGCAGCTCCAGGATTTCGGCTCTGCGGAATAACGTG